AAGTCTGGAGGTCCTTCGCCTGTAACCCACAAAGCAGGACTCGTAGCCCTTACTCTGTTGTTTGGTAAAGCAACCAAGTTGCCTTTCCATTTACAATCTTCTGTTATATATAATACATGAGATTGCTTGTGTTGTGCAGAATCATCTGCAATATGTGAATTTGTATAATCTACAGTAAATAAATATTTAGCTTTATAAAAATCAGTACCTATTTTTGCTAACCATGGCGAAGAACTAACCCTATCCATAACAACTACAGAATGATCTCTTGATTCACAATCCCAGGGTTGTACTAAATGATCTTCCATAGGTTCTGGATAGTCCTCCATAGGAATATCAGCTACAAGACCTTGTATAGGCATCCTAGCCCACATTGCACCACCATGTATGTTACCTTCGTCCCAATCTTCACACTTAGCTTCTTCGCCTGTAAAAACTACTTGAAAGCTAAGAGATCTATCGGGAATTGTGTTTACAGCAATAGCTAATGCGTGCAAATACTCATCATGATAGTTTTCGTGATTGTTAGTAAATTCCCTTCTTACCCAGCATTTAAAATGGGGTATATTACTTATTAGATAAGCCACTGGCTAACTGTGATTCTGTCTTCTTCTGTTTGCGTTTCCAGCTACTACAGATCCACCTTTAAACATTCTCATGATGCTTCCACCTTTAGACTTCTTCATAATGCTTCCGCCTTTAGACTTCTTCATAATGCTGCCACCTTTAGATTTTTTCATCATTGAACTACTTTTACTGTTTTTTCCGTATTTCATTATTTTGTTCCTTTTTTAGGTCTGCCTCTTTTAGCAGTAGTTTTTTTAGCAGGAGCCTTTTTCTTAGGCATATTGTAAAGAATACGCTCGTCTTTAACAGGCTCGTCTGGTCTTACTTTAGCGTTTAACCTTGCTTGTAATTTTGGATCCTCAGATTTTTTCTTCGGCATAATTTCTCCTAGCTAATGGTTGTTACTTTTTTACGGTTTTTCATTACAGCTCCACAACCTTTAGCTATAAAACCACCAATTTTCTTTTTGACTCTATTTTGTTTTGCCATAGCTTTTTCAATAGCTAAACCTCTGGTTTCTTCATAAGAATCAATCTTGTTATCTTTATTAAGATCTGCTTTTTCTGGGTTTTTTAATTTAGTCATAATATGATTCTATCTTAGTTTTGCAGGCATAACAATTCCTTGACCACGTACTGTACCGCCTCCAGATAATTTTTTTCTTGTTGTTTTTTTCCAATTTACTCTTTTTTTGCTAGTTTTTTTCTTTATTGCTGCTTTGGCACCTTTTTTCTTACACTCAGCCATAGTTGGTCTACAAGCTGGGTATCCTCTTTTTGATTTAGTTCTTGACTTTCTACCACAAGGTTTACCAGTTTTGCAATCAATCCAACCCTTACCTTGATTACGTGAAAACCATTTTTTTAAACCTTCTTCAGCCATTATCTTAATCTGTTAGACATGACAGCACCTTGTCCTCTTATGCTAACAGGACCACCATTTTTAAGTTTCTTTTTAGATTTGTTGCCCCAGTTAGCTGCTCCTACTTTTCTGCATTTAACTAAAGCACCAGAACCATAAGCAGATGGCCATGTACCACCATTTCTAGTATATCTGCGTTTTACTTTATGATAACAAGCGTCTTTTTTAGTTTTTTTCTTCGCCATAATCTAAACCGTCTACATGGTAATTTAATGTAAGTTCTTCGCCTTTGTAAACTTTTTTATTAGTAAATACATTAAAAACTTTATAATCATCCCAATCTAACTCTAAACTAAGCTCACAATTACAAGCATCTTGATGATTTAAAAATCCACCAATAGATGTTCTAACATAACCGTGTATTATTGGAACTTTTATATGTGAAACTCCTAGATCAAAATTTTCTTCTATGTCTTCTATTGCAAAAAGACCAAAACCCTCAATAGGGCTTTTTTTCACTTCAACACATTCAGGCAATGGTTTGTAGTAGAATTTGTTGTAAACAGGATACATCTAACACTTCCATCTTCTTCTTGCTTGTCTAATTCTTGAATTAGGATCGTTTCTTGTTTTTGCAGAGCTACGTTTTAATTGCCCTAGTGATCTAGCACAATAAGATTTACGTCTTTTTGCTGCTTTAGATCCTTTTTTAACTTTACCTGTAACAGCTCCTTTGAGCTTAGAGCCAGGATTTTTTCTTCTGTGTTCTTTGATGCCCTTACGGGTCATTCCCGCCCCTTTTTTAGTGGGGCGGTAATTACCACCTTTACCTGTTGTTCTGGCTATAGGTTTTTGTCTTCTGCGTCTTGTAGTAGCCATTCATTAATAGTTTTTATTCAAAACTAAAATAATAGAGTATGTGTCTCCGCTTGAATGTCCTACAGTTGTAAAGTCAATATCACCAGTAACACCGGAACCAGCATTATTAGGTATAGCACTAAATAAATCATAATACTCATCACCTGTGCTGTCTGCTGGTAAACCAGTTAATAGCACGTTAGATGTAGCATCAAATTCAATATTTACACCCATACCTCTTGTAGCCCAGTATATTCTAGCAACAGAAACAGAAGTACAAGACTCTCCTGCACTATTTGTTGTTAGTGCAGAAACGTCTACCTTTTTTACAGCCGATTCACCTGTACCATCAGATACATTGGTGAACTTCATAACAGCAACTCTTTCGCCATCTTGAATTGTTTGTGATGTTACTGCATCTGCCATAATTTACTCCTACCGAAAGAAACTGTTAATTCTTCGTCATCTGGTAAGTTTGTATTTACTACGGATACTGGTGCTGCATTATTTACAGAATAAAATACTTTTGAAGCATCTGGATCAATAAACCAAGTAACTGTAACAAAAGTATCGTCTTCCATTGTGTGAATAGCTGTAGTATCAGTTGATGTACTATCTTTTTCAACAATAAAGTCTAGGTTTGTGTCACCATCATCTTTTATGAAGAATACACCGTCAGTCGTAGCTAATGGTGTTGTATCAGTAATTTGTAAACCAATTACAAAATCTGATTGTGTTGCATCACTAACTTTAAATCTAGCAGAAAAATACGCTTTTTTGCTTGTACTTAATTTAAAGCTTTCACCTTTTAATTGTAAAAAGTCTAAATCGTTGTCAGCATCATCATTTGTAAGAAGTAATGCACCACCAGCTTGTGATGTGATTGCTTCTGACGCATTTCCTGAACCAGCTTCAGTTGTAGTTATAGTCCAATCACCAGAGTTATATGTAAAAAAGTCATTGTGATACATATAAAATGTTTGATCTGATGGATATGGTGCGAACATGGGTTGGTTCTTCTTATGCTCAGTTGCAACAGTATTACCTGCCCATAATATTAAGTTTTGAAAATGTGGATTAGCCATTATGAACTCCTTTACTTGTATTAATGGAAATCGAAATCGACCCTCATTAAGCTAATTAATTTATAAACTCCTTAGAGTTTACACCTCAAAATAAAATGAATCAACAAAAAAAAGGGAGCCGAAGCTCCCTTAAGAATTGTAGTTGAGTTAGAAACGCTACAATAAATCGTTCCTTAAGCCCCTTGAGAACCGTAAACGGCTCTGAAGTTTGAATAACCGAAGCTATAACGCTCTCTAGCTTTATATCTCATATTACCTGTATCGAAGTCACCCTCTAATGATGTTGACATTGGAGATCTTTCGAAATACTTAAATCCATCTGGACAGTCAGTTTTAATGAAATACGCATCAGTATCTGTTAGATAGTTATTTACAACATATCCTTCAGGTAGCATACCAGTATTGTTTATAGCATTGATGTCATTGTCAGATGTGCCAACTCTACCTGGAGAGTTAAGTAATCTGTCAGCAACAAACACTAATTGTGGTGGAATAATGAGCTTTGCACCTTTAAGAGCAATATTAAGACCTCTATCATCTGTTAATGTAGAGATATTAATTAATGCGTCTTCAAGTGAAGTTTCATTAAGATACGCCATCGCCACCTGCTGTACTAAACGCGTTGTTTAGAACAGATGCTGCTTTGATCTGTTTGGTGTTAGCCATAGATCTTGCTAATGCTTTAGTGTATCTTGCTCCTAGCCTATCATACAAATTATCCTCAACTGCTTCTTCAGTTAAAGCGAATGCTAAAGCCACTGTTTCGTGGGTGTAACGAGATGTATAACCTTCGTTAGCTGTATCAAATCTGACACCGCTACCTTCAGCTTTTACTTCCGCATTACCAAACCCTACGATTAGAGTTTCTTCTTCAAACGCTCTATCAGAAGTTTCTGTTTCATAAATTTCTGTATGTTGAGCTTCGTATCTAGCATATTCCATGCCGAACAAAGCATTCAAACCTGGCTCTAATTCTTTCGCTAATTGCGCTCTATTAATTGCCATTATTTATACTCCTGTTGGATCGACATAAAAATGCTCATTAAATTTAACAATTACATTCACGTTAGCTGAACCTGTTGTACTGTTATCTGGGTCACTCGAAAAGCCCATGATTCTAAACGTAGCAGTTGTAGCTGCTGTTGTTCCTGATAATTCAACTGCTGACATACCAGTTTTGGTAGAGCCAGAAGTATAAGAAATATCAGCGTTCAAACCGACATCAGTTTGAGCTGGAGAACCTGCACTTTGAATTTCAAATACAGCATCAGGGTCATCTATTACGAATGCAACAATATCGGACGATACAGTGCCATCAGGATAGTAAGAGCTGAAAACAGTCTCACCTGAAGAGTTTGTAAAAGAACAACCTCTAAACACACCTAAAGCTTCATCACCAGCAGCAGCTACTAAAATAGTACCTGTGTTGGTCATTTTTACTAAATCGCCAGAAAAAATATTCCCTGAAGCACCAGAGGCAATTTCGTATTCTGTTGTACCGCCATTAGCGACACCAGAACCTAATTTACCTACTACTCTTGCTCCAAATGGGGCATTTTTGTTAGCCATAATAAGTCACCTTATATTTGTTATTAAAATTTTGATGATCAACTACGTTGACCACCTCCAAAAGTTACTTTGCTTGACCTCTCCGGTTTTAAAATCGGTGAGTTAGGGTCAGACTCTCTAAGAAGATCATTATCTACAGCATCTTGCTGAGTTTGAGCACGTGCAGCATAGTAGGAGTTTCTTTCTTCACGTGTTTCATTAGGAATCTTTGCCAAAAGCAAACCACCACGGGCTACTACTCCTGAATGTTTGCCTTCTTGTATAGAGTCAAATTTGACTTGGAAATTATCAGGTAACTCTTCCAATCTCACTAGGTCGAAACCTTCGCTTAATCTTGCAGTTACATTTTTCCTGTCTTCTTGACCTACATTTTCGGCTCTAATCCACCTGTAGGTATAACCTTCAGGGGCAGGAGGAGCGTCCAACATTGATGGCGGGCTCCATGGTTTGCGAGCTTCTTTAGTAGCTCGAGTGTCGGCAGAACGTGGTGTTCTGTTTATTTCGTTGTTATCTTTTTCAGTCATAACTATTACCTTTTAACATATTTTGCGTACTCTGTTAAGGGTACGTTTAATCTTTTTGCCATTTGAACTTCTGCTGGCGACAACTTAACTTGTCTTTTTGAGCCGGTATTACCTGCTACTCTGCCTGCCGAAGCCACCTTTTGTTGAGGCTTCGATTTAGCAGAAGACTCTTCAAACTTGTGTGGAAACTCTTGTCGCAATCTTTTATCTACTTCAGAGTAATACTCATCTGATTTAGGATCGTATCCTTCTGCAACAAGTTTTTGATCTATGGTAAAAGCAGCCAACGTCATGATTTCATCTTCACCAAACCATTTATTATTCTCTACCCATGCTTCTTGTTTTTCATCTAGCTGTGGTGGAGCCTGGTATTGTGGTGCAGGCTGTTGATAGTTTTGCTGTATGTTTGTTGGTTGTTGAACTTGTTGTTCTATTGCAGTTTTTGAAGAAACAATTTTATTTTCTTCTACGGCAATCTTAGCTAAAACATCTTGTGCTTTTGCAACCTTTTCATAATCTTGGTTTTCATGAGCAGATTTCAAAGCAGTCATAGCTTGTTGTTTTTGTGATTTCAACCTATTTTCAGCTTCCATTAAATAAGATCTGTCAAGATTTGAACTTCTTGCTCTAAGCTGTTCGTTTTCAACAGCAGTCCTTTTTGCATACTCGTATGCAGACTCCTGACCTCTTTCAGCTTCTCTTAATTTTCTAGTCAGCGTGTTAATTCTTTTTTGTACGCTTTTAGAATAATCTTCTAATTCGTCTTCTTTTTTTGCTTCTGGTGTATCAGATACGTCTTCTATTTGTTCGTCTGCCTCTTTATCTTCAGACTCCATAGGTATCTTCGTTTGTGCTTTCGCTTCTTCAACAGGTTCTATTTCAACAATCTCTCCTTCTTCTACTTCTGTCTCTTCTACAACCTTTGCATTTTCTTCAGCCATTTTTTCTCCTTATACTGCAAGAATATCGTCAGGATCTAGGATGGTAGCTATCACCTCATCATCGTTAATGATTCTGCATTCAGACTCATCACCAAGTTTGAAACGAGCACCAGCATATCTGCCTATCAATACCCATTGTTTTTCCTGGCACCAAGGATGATCAAACTTGCTTGTATCCTTGTAGCAATCAGGACCCATTTTTACTACATAGCCAACTACTGTAGCTAAAGATTCTCTATCTACGGTTGATTGAACTAAGTGGATTCCTCCTTCAGTAACTGCTTTACCTTTGTAAGGTAATATAAGTATCCGCCAACCTGTAGGCTGGGGCATACGTTCTAAAAATGATTTTTCTAAAAGTGTTGGATCTAAAACCCGTGCCTCTTCTTTGACGTAGGCAACATTTTCTGTTGATTCTTCGGTTTTAGTTTCTTTTTGTTGTTTTTCTTTTTGCTCTGCCTCTATCGACTTTGCAACATGATCAGGGACTTGTATCTTGCTCATCTTGTTGTATTTTTCCTAGCAGTTCTCTAAATATATTTTCTGCATCGGCTAGAGAACTGTAACGCCCACGCAAATATTCATATTGAGAAAAGTCTTTACACCCTGCTAACATAGCATCTTTGGTGTCCTCTCTCCTGGCTTCTAGTTCTTTTAGGAACTTGTTAGCCAGCCAAACTGGATCCATTAATAGATTCCAGAAAACTTGCCACCGAACTCGGCAGCACCCATGCCTCTAGCTTTACCTTTGCCCATACCAGGCTGAGGTTTAGTATTAGCTGAAAAAGTACCAGCTTTAGTTTTCAAAGATCCATTACCTTTGTTGCTGTAGCTGTTTTTGTTTTTCAAAACCTTGGGTGTTTTCTGTTGACTTATCTCTGTTCTTTTAATCATGGGTTTTATTATGTGTATTTATTTTTTAATTTGCAAGTTTTAATTTTTATTTTGCATATCTAACATTTTAAAACGTGCTTGCTGTTCTAACCTAGCTCTAGCAGTATCATCACGTAAATCTGCAATATCTTCCATAGCTTCTATTCTTTCTCTATCAACATCAATACGTCTTTGTGCGTCCATAGCTTTACGTTTTTCTTCTTGTAAGAACTGTTGTTGTTCCATAGATAACTCTTGACCTTTGAGGGCAAGTTCTTGTTTTCTTATGGCTACTAATGGATCTTCGTCACTAGGATCAGCTACTTGCTGACTGTATTGAGTAATAAGTTCTGCCAT